ATGACGAAGAAAAAAGCACATAAACCTGGCTCGGCAACCATTGCGCTCAACAAGCGTGCCCGCCACGAGTATTTCATTGAAGAAGAATTCGAAGCTGGCCTTGCGCTGCAGGGCTGGGAAGTTAAATCGCTGCGTGCAGGAAAAGCCAACATCGGTGACAGCTACGTGATCTTCAAAGACGGCGAAGCTTTTCTGTTTGGCGCAAACTTTCAGCCGCTGACGGTCGCCTCTTCTCACTACGTTTGCGATCCTACCCGCACCCGTAAGCTGCTGCTGAACAAGCGCGAGCTGGATTCCCTCTTCGGACGAATCAACCGCGAAGGTTATACCGTGCTCGCCCTGTCGCTGTACTGGAAGAACGCCTGGTGCAAAGTGAAAATCGGCGTGGCGAAAGGTAAGAAGCAGCACGACAAACGTAACGATGCCAAGGATCGCGAGTGGCAGGTCGATAAAGCGCGCATCATGAAGCACGCAGGCCGTTAATTTCCGGAGACTTATTGAGCGATTCAATAAGTTAGCGTTCCGGACTGGTATCCGGGCTGATAATTCTGGTATACTTGCTGTAACACTATTGGGGCTGATTCTGGATTCGACGGGATTTGCGAAACCCAAGGTGCATGCCGAGGGGCGGTTTGCCTCGTAAAAAGCCGCAAAAAAATAGTCGCAAACGACGAAAACTACGCTTTAGCAGCTTAATAACCTGCTAAGAGCCCTCTCTCCCTAGCTTCCGCTCTTAAGACGGGGATCAAAGAGAGGTCAAACCCAAAAGAGATCGCATGGATGTCCTGCCTGGGGCTGAAGTGTTAAAACTAATCAGGCTAGTTCGTTAGTGGCGTGTCTGTCCGCAGCTGGCGTGCGAATGTAAAGACTGACTAAGCATGTAGTACCGAGGATGTAGAAATTTCGGACGCGGGTTCAACTCCCGCCAGCTCCACCACTTTTGATAGGACTGCACCCGGACAGCGGTAATAAAAACAGCCACTTACGGACACTGACCAGACAGCAGGCAGACCGAGAAAAGACAAAAATATACACGTGAAATGCACGTGCACTTAAAAAAAACCCCAGATCTCACAGTCTGGGGTTTTTCTATTTGTAACTAAGGGTAACAAAAAACTTTCATCTTTTTGCTCGCAATTCGCCTTAAGGCTTTTTTTTCGCAGCGAACACTGTATGCAATCACAGTAATATTTCATCGACGATCGATGACTGTATTACTAAAGATGCACAATCTGGTTGACAAAGTATGGACCAGACGTTGACATTCTCATTACTGATAACAGAGATTTTTGCTTCAACGGAAGTTTTATTAACCCTCCTCCACAAACCGACACGGCATGCCCTGCCGCCAACAATTCATTTAAGGTTATATAAATAGTCGATATAAGCCTTGTTTAATCATTATTAAAATACTCTAAACGCCTAACTTAATTACCTTACCACCTAACCATTCTTGTTTATACATTAACTGTCTAACAAATTCATATATCATGTTTCTAGAAGTATTACTTTTATCAGATACAGGATCCGTTAAATTAACAAACTCTACAATAGCGTGTTTTTTGCATATTGTTGTAGTTATTTTATGTAAGGCATCCAGTCTGCGCCTGCTTGACTTTGCTTTTATGCCGTCAATTTTCTTTTTAGTTTTGAGCCAGTTACGACTATACTTTACTTTTCTTCCTAGTATATTACTCAGGTTCCTTAGCTTTTTATTACCTTCTATGTTGGTAAATTGCGCGGCCTGATTCTCATTCAATGAGAGTTGATTAAAACATTCATCATTTATCAAAATTTTAGTTTTACTTACTGATGGATGAACAGGCTCAGGAACAACTGTTTCTGTATTAAAGCTTATATACCATTTATCAAGCTTTCTCGAAATAGTAACATTCTTTAATACTCCCGTTATTTCTCGGCTTTTACGATACTTAACCCAACCTAGTTTAGGCAATGATACTAAATGCTTTTCTTGGTCCAGTCTTACTCTTTGGCATGGTACTCTAAAAGAATCATTACAGCCTTTCTTTTTGAATCGAGGGTATTGTGACTTTCCCGAAAAGAAGTTTTTAAAAGCTCGATCCAAATCTCTTAATGATTGCTGTAAGCACTGAGATGGTGCCATTTTCAGCCATGCGAGGCATTCTTCATTTTTCCAATTAACTAATTCTGATGCTAGTTGATTGTAGTTCATGAACTTCTTGCCCGACTCATAATTCTCATTAATAAGAGCAAGTCCTTTATTGTATACAAATCGACAGGAACCTGCGAAAACCAAAAAGTCATTGATATGATTTTTATTTGGTTCAAGCAAAAATTTAAACGCCTGTTTCTTAATCACAATAGAACCTATATACGCTCATTTATACGCTCATTTTGAGAAGAACTAGTTTAAATGATGATTAGTTTTTTATTGAATGAATATACCCGCTATGTTCAGCTATATTCATTCGATAAAAAAGCCCTGCATGTGCAGGGCCTTGCGTTTCAGTAGTGCTACATTAGCCCTGCAGCAGAGACAGAACCTGCTGAGGAACCTGGTTAGCTTTAGCCAACACGGAGTTACCGGCCTGCTGGATGATCTGCGCTTTAGACATATTTGACACTTCGGTCGCATAGTCGGCGTCCTGAATACGGGACTGCGCTTCAGACAGGTTGGTGGTGGTGTTGTTCAGGTTGGTTACTGCAGAATCCAGACGGTTCTGTACAGCACCCAGTGAAGAACGGAATTTGTCGATCATGCTGATTGCATCATCCAGCGCTTCCAGTGGTTTTTCTGTCGATGCAGACTTGCCGGTAGCTTCAGTGGTGATAGAGCCATCAGCAGCTTTATACAGCGCAGCACCTTTGTCATCAATAATACTGCCATTAGCAAATTCTTGATAAGTAGTGGTAACAGTCTTATTTTCGTCAGTAGTCAATGCGCCATCAGTGTCAGTGTAAACAGGAGCATTTGCACCACCAGTAGTAGTCACATCGCCAGTAGCGCCTTCAACATCATAAGATGTTGCGCCGTTGGCTACTGTGAAATCTTTGCCAGCTAACGCTGCTTTCATATCATCAGCGGAGATTGATGCGCCGGTGATATCAAACCCTGTGGCACCAGCCCCACCAACAGTAGATAAAGTACCTTTAGTAGTAGCGATCTCGGTTGCAATGTTATTCGGAACAGCGTCTGCGTTCTTCATCAGACGATCAAATGTAGCCTGTGTCAAAGTACCGCTGGCGTTATTTTTGGTAAGGTTACCAGTAGAATCAAGGTAAAGTACTGCGTCATCATCAGCTGCGGTGATTTTCCCGGTGCTATCAATTTTTACGTCTTGCGTATTTGAACCTGGCCCTGTACCAATCTTAACTGTAGCTGTAGCTGTAGTACCGCCCTTGGTCAGATAAGCCAGAGCATCCGCTGATGTTACACCTGTTGCATCAAATTTATAGGAGCTGCTGGCAGAGTCATATGTGTAATCAGCAGTTGCGTCAGCGTTTAAACCGTTGGCAGTCCCTGCTGGCACATTACTGATGGTGCTGCCGTTCTTGACACTAGCCAGCACATTATCTGCAGTAGCTTTGTCGTAATGAGTAACATCATCTTTAGACCAAGTGTTGTTACCGTTAGTTCCTGGATTTTTCGTGAAGCCTGTCAGATCTGCCGCGGTCAATTTAGCATTGTCAACAGCACCTTTACCATTTACGTTGAAACTATCCAGACCCAGAGTTGTTGAGTCAATCTGTTTCAGGTCGATAGTGATGGTCTGGCCATCGTTCGCGCCAACCTGGATTTTCATGGAGCCGTCTTTTGCCAGCACGTTCACGCCGTTGAACTGGGTCTGACCAGACACACGGTCAATTTCGTCCAGACGGGATTTGATTTCGTCCTGGATGGAGTCCAGGTCAGATTCAGAGTTGGTACCAGTAGAAGACTGAACAGTCAGCTCACGGATACGCTGTAAGTTGTTGTTGATTTCAGACAATGCGCCTTCAGTAGTCTGTGCAACGGAGATACCGTCGTTGGCGTTACGAGCAGCCTGAGTCAGACCTTTAATGTTAGAGGTGAAACGGTTAGCAATCGCCTGGCCAGCAGCGTCATCTTTTGCGCTGTTGATACGCAGACCAGAAGACAGACGCTCAATGGCAGTAGACATTGAAGACTGGTTTTTGTTGATGTTGTTCTGAGTGATCAGCGAGAGGCTGTTGGTATTAATAACTTGTGCCATGATTACAATTCCTGTTTGACTGGTCGTAATTTAAGTTTACGGCTTCCACCTTTAGGCTCCTGCGCCGTTGAATTTACTATCGGCAAGCCCTCCTGAACCTTTAGAAGAAAATGGCAAAGTTAAACGAAAAAATTTACCTGCTGTATTTCTTGAAAAAATTTAAAAACACAGAGCAATTTGCACTATAACCCTCCGTTCGGGTTGTAGATCATGAAGGTCCGCGGCTGGCTCTCGTTGGGTGAGATGCCTTTAAAGGCCGTTACGTGGCACTCGATCTACTCATTAGCCTCCTTTAACGACCAATCCCAGTTGACCATTACCAGCTGCATAAAAAGGTCCTGCGTCGAGACCGTTTGGCATCCACTGGGCTTTCGTTTAATGGCGGCGCGAAAGGCACCTTCAATGTCACTTCTGCATGGCATAACCTCCTTATTATTTAGCTGTGCACCTACACAGTGGCTATAAAAGACCTGGCGCAAGGAGGCTGTGCCTATTGATCATTGCTGCTGAATATCCGGCTGTTCGTCCTGAGCTACTTCAGCCATAGCAGCCGCAGCCTCCAGCTGGCGCTGATTCCAGATGCTATCCAGCGGCATCTCCACGCGGACAGAGATGAATGTATCGGCGGGAACATCCACAGGCTCACCGTTCTTAACGGTTTCAGTGAAAATGCCATCATCATTTTTCACGCCAATCAGGTTACGCGCAAATTCCGGGGCGTTAGGATGAGTGCGGTGATAGGTTTTTACCAGAACCGAACCGTCCGGATTGACCTCATAATCCAGCCAAATGCGAGGCTGTTTGTTGCGATCCAGGGGGATTTCGAATCCACCGTCAATCCCACCCCACGCCGCGTCTGCATTTAAACCGTTGCAGCCCTCGATAAGGTATTCCCCTGTCGCCAGCCGTTGAACACTGCACCCCTCTGCTTCCCCATTAACTTCGCAGTCACCGTTGGCATGAATTTTAACCACCGGAGATGAGGTCTTATAGAACCCGTTCGAATCAACGGTAGCGTTAAGACCTTTAACCATAAACTCATACCAGTTTGTCAGGCGAGGCGTATTCATCCTTGTCCTGAATCTGGGAGCGCCCTCTGCACCTACCGGGACAGCTATCTGAGACCAGTTTCCGGTCGGGTTAACTCCACCTTCAGATAGTTGCAGAATGGTGGAATAGTTAAATGGTTTACCATTTCCCCCTCCTGTCTGTCCGTCCCCCAGGAAAAAGGCTCCCGTTGGTATTGCCGGTGTTCCGGCATCAGACACGGTTAAATCAGCACCCATGAAGTTTAAAGATTTGCGAGCATTATCCGCCGTTATCGCCCCGGTGCCGCCGTTGGCAATGGGGATGGTGTCGGCGCTGGAAAAAAGCTGGCGAACGTAAAAGGTGCGAGATCCTTTTGCTCCGGTACTTAATATTACGTATTCGCGATAATTACTGTTCGCCACGGTATCAGGGATAACTTGTACAGAATTTCTGTTGCCAGATTGGGTGTTACCACGAACAAGAATATACAAACCAGTCCCAGCATTATACGTTACACCCGCAGGCATATTCGTTACGTTAGTTGAGCTAACGTAGTAAATAGCCCCTGAAAGAAGATCGGCTTGCTGCCAGTCAAAAGATGCGAGTGTCGGAACTGCATTAAGCCCTAGCCCCAAATCATTCAGAGCTTTATTTGCCCCACTGGTGCCCACTAATGACCAGACTGACCAGGAAACAACACCTGATGCATCACTGACTCCAGTGCGTCGATATGCAATATCCCGATCCCAGGCATCATAGTATTGAATGCAGGATTTTGTATTATTTGCTGCGGTTTTATAAACACGCAACGAACCAGCGATATTTACCGGGTAATTTCTCGCCGCCGTTGCGTTACCATTTCTCGATTGAAAATGAATACCCTCATTTTCACCAGTTATGGCGTTGAGATCGGTAGTGGATAAATCGCCCCGTAACGGTAATCCGGTTGAAATCCAGGCACTCCAGGGGCCATTTGTTCCGTTCCATGCAGCAGTTAGAGTGCGGTAATATTGGTTTCCGCTTTTGCTGATAAACCTTTGGCTTCCGTTCCAGGTGCCACCTTGGAACACTTCAAGAATGCCCTGTGCGCCATCCTCCGGGAAACCGTTGGACATTAGAGCTCCGGATGCACTAAACCCCCACTGTCCAACGTATGCGGATGTTGGACCATAGGTATTGATATTTTCTGTGGACGCTGGTCTGCCGCGCCACTGAACCGCAGAATTAACCAGGCCCGACATCTTAGCCCATGATGGGCCGGCTAACGGCCGCCCCGCAGGTGAACCGTCCGGGAGCGTAACAGTGATATCACCAGTGCCGGAATAGAAAGCCTGCCAGTTGGCGTTCTCCTGGAGCACACGACGCACAGACTCGGCAGTCTGAGCAGCCAGGGCCGCAGTGATGCGGTTGAGCGTGAGCTGCGGTACTGCAACCCAGGCCAGCGCGGAGGTTGTCGGCCCGGTAAATGGATCGGTCAGTGTGAGAGCAGTATTACTCGTCACGGCGTCGACAAATAGCGTGAAGAAGATCCCTCCGACCGTTGCGGTAATAACGTCTCCCGATTTCAGATCTGAGGTGAATGCAGTGCCGGTACCGACAACGGCATTAGAGCCGTTAGTAAGCTTGATTGTGCCTGCGGACATATTTGCTCCATAAAAAAACCCGGCCTGAGCCGGGTTATATTGTTCTGAGAGATAGAAGGAGGGGTTGCTGCTTCAGCTTAATCGTATGCTGCGGTGTTAATGGCAGTAATGGCAACTCCGGTATTGGTGCCACCGGCAGGGCTGCCTGTCCCCACTGATACGCTGCCCGCACTTACCCGCGTGTTGCTGCCGTTGAAACGGCAGGACGTATACGCGGTAATTGTGTATATGGTTGGCGGCTGAGTGGAGTTGTTCGCTATGATTGTTTGCCCCATCACGGCCGGGGCGACAGCCCACGAACCGGAAAGCGTTTGATCGATATTAATTCCGCCGCCGTTTCCCGGTGTGCCAATTGTCTGCATATCTGACAAAACGCGGGATTCATTCGTCAGTACCAGCTGGCCCGCCGCGTCCCATATTGCAAATCCCCATGCCGGTAACGCCTGCGGGAATATTGCGAAAACGTAGGCGGTAAGCGTAAACGCCTGGTTATACGGGTTAACCCCGTTAACGTATACGCTGCCGCCATTCCGGTATGAAATAACCGCAGTAGGCTGCGCTGTGTCGGTCGTTTTGATAAACACAATCACAGGGTAATCAGCTCTTATCGCTATATTTTGCGCCACCTGCTGAGAGCTGCCGTTCGCCGATGAATTAAAGGTGTACTTACCGTAAAGGCAAAAAGGCGTCGAGTTAGGCGTAACGAAAGGATTTCCGTTATCCAGCCTTATCATTGCGCCATAACCCGCCATTATGCCGCCTCCATGAAAACGATTAATTCACACTCCGAGGCCGGGTAATAACCGATCCCCACACCGCTGGCAGCGGCAAGGGTTATCGTGTTCCCGCTCGCTATGATTTGCCGACCAACAGAGATCGCGCCTTTATCCAGCGAAACGACAAAGCCGACTTTCATCCCGGCAGGGATGGTAAACGCCCAGCTGCCGGAAGTTTGCCCCTCGCTCAGCGGAATACGCCCGACAACGGAAACCGGCTTGATGCCGTAGTTATTAGGACGCCCAGCGGCGTCCCATGTCTGAATACCAAATGACATCAGAATACCCCGTCGAGATAACCGATCTGGACACGCAAAACGCCGTTTGCATCTCTCACCGAAATTTTCTGGTTGGTCTGCCGCATCGATCCTTGTCCTGCCACCGAACCGTTGTTTTCAAAAGTGCCCCCCTTATCCAGTCGCCAGCCAGCCGCTCCGGGGATGTAGTTCTTTGACTGGATATAGCCTGCAATCATGGCGCTTGTGATTGTTCCCTCCTGGATGAACGCACTGTTCAGGAAGACCTGCCCCCCCACGATAGCGAACGGCGAGTACATATTTGCGGTTCCGTTGCCGGACAGCATCACAAACTCGTTGGCATTGATCGCCACACGGGTAGAAATGGCATTTCCGTTTGCAATGACTGCAACGCTTATACCGGCGTCATAGTAATTGCCGTTATATTTCACTCCGGCCTTGAGGGTATAAATTGCATTGGCACTCCCCGCATCAGCATACGCCGTCATCTTCTCGTTGATGGCTGACTGCTGATCCGAAAAATTAGCCGTCACCTGCTGCTGGTATTGCGCGAAAGCCTGGTCAGCGCTGGCCTGAGCCTGCTGAAGGGTGGTAATGCTGCTGTTCACGCCCCTGAAGTCAGCGGCCACAGTGAGCTGATATTCAGCAAACGCTTCGTCAGCCGTTGCCTGCGCAGTTTTAACCTCATTAATCTCTGCGGCATTATCGGCAAACTGAACAGCAACCAGCTCCCGGAACTGCGCAAACGCCTGGTTTGCATCAGCAATCAGGATCTGTGCATCAGAGATTTCCGCATAGGCCGCGCCGAACTGCTGGAAGGTGATTTTCGCTCCCTGAATGCCAGCCAGGGTGTTCTGCAGAATGCCTGCAATGTTAAAGTCGATTTGCTCCGTTAATGCTTTGCCATCCTCCGCCGACAGCACTTGGTCTTTAATGGCATCCAGGTAATCACTGGCCTGGTCGCTCGACATGCCGCGCACCCAGTCGGTGTAGCCGGATTCGTTACCCGTCCGATCAACCAGCTGTGCGCGGTACCAGAATATCTGCCCCGCCCTGAGTCCCATCTGCTGGTATCTGTGCTGGGGATATGGCACATCGGCCAGCAACAACGCATTATCCGCGCTGCCGGTCGGGCTGTACTGGATTTCAGTTTTCAGTGTATCGTCCGTATTGGCCGGGAAACCCCAGTTCAGCTCAATACCGAAAAGAACGTTGTCAGAGGCTGCAAATCCTACCGGCTTTGGCGGATTGCCGACTTTGCCTGTCAGCGTTTTCTCTTCTGAATAACCCCATCCGGAGGAAATCTCGGCAGCGTTGATGGCGCGCACGCGCACCAGGTAGCGCCCGGCATAAATCCCCGGCACGTCGAAAGACGTGGTGGAGCTGCGCGGCACGTTGACCCAGTTCCCGTCGTTGCGTCGCCACTGGGCTTCATAGGCGATGGCGTTCTGAGTCTGGTCCCAGCTCACGCGCATGGTTTCGACACTGATATTCTGCTGCACCACCGAGAAAGAGCTGATCACGATGTTGGCAGGTGGCGACTGGTTACCCGGCGGTATGACACTCACCGGGCGCTGGTCAATAATGGCTCCCGTATCGATGCGGGCATACTTGTCCGGATCGTGAGCCGCGCCGGTAACAGTAAACGTCCCGTCGTTATTGTCGCTGATGCTGATCACCCGGTACTGCTGGGCATACAGCTCACTGGATTCCGCCACCCAGACACTTTCCGCCTGCGGCGTTTCGCTGTAGGCGGTGCTGACCGTCACCGCTTTTCCGTTCACTGACTGAATTGTGCGTGCCTGCGATGCGCCGGACGGCAGGTTGAGAATGAGGCGGTGACCTGCTTTTGCATCCGGCGCGCGGTCCAGGGTGATCACCCGGCCATTCACCGCGCTGATACGCCCGCCGGTAACCTTACCGGAGAGCATTTCATCAGCGACAGCGATGATGTACCCGGGCTGAGGTATGTTGCCATCCAGACCAACGTCAAACGAAACGACGCGATCCTTGTTGTTGGTGAGAATACCCCAGCGGCCCTTACGGTTCGCCTCAGATAGCCGGGTACAGCCGATGGCCGTCATTTCCAGCTGGTTAAACCCGTAGCGCGCCACCAGAGCCTGCTCAAACACCGGCTCCATCGCGTCGGCATACGCGTTTGCGGGATCGGACCAGGAGACCAGCGCTGTGGTATAGCGCGTTTTCGTGGTGCTGCTGGCGTAGGTAAAGCGGCCTTCTATGACATTGGCGCGGGTATAGCTGTAATCCACATCCCGCGGCATATCCGCCAGGGCAACGATCTGATCGCCGCCCCAGTACGTCATGCCCCGGAAAATGGCCGCGAAATCACGAAGAACGGTATAGGCGTCGTTCCGGTCCTGAATGTATACATTGCAGATGTAACGCGGCTCGGTCCCGCTGCCGCCTTTCCCGTCCGGTACCGGTTGATCGCAATACTGGGCCACCTGGTACAGTGTCCATTTGTCGATATTCGCCGCGGTGAGCCGGTGACCCAGGCCGAACCGGTCAGAAACCACCAGGTCATAAAAAATCCACGCCGGGTTATCGGTCCACGCCCACTTAAACGCACCGGTCCAGGTGCCGGTGTAGGTGCGGGTTTCCGGGTTGTAGGTGTCAGGTACGCGGATCACGCGCCCGCGCGGCTCGCAGGAGATCTGCGGTATAGAGCCGTTGAACTGGCTGGAGTCGAATTCGATGTACAGCAGCGCGGTGTTCGGGTAGCGCAGTTTGGCGTCGATCACCTCGGTGTAGCTCTGAAGAGACATCGTGTCGCCGATCTTCGCGCTGTTTGCATCAGTAGTCAGCTTGCGCAGGCGAATGGTCCAGCTGCTGCCCGCCTGGGGGAGATCGATACGGTGACTGCGCTCATAACCGGATGTGGTTTTACCGGTCACGCTGGTATTCAGCACCGTCTGCCAGGTGCCGCCGTCGGTCTGCAGATCAATCGCGTAGTTAACCGAGTTCCCGACCAGATCGCCGTCATCCTCCTGTTTGAACAGCGAGGGCCACTTCAGTCGAAGGCGAACGGCTGAAAGCTGGGTATTGGTAAACGTGCGCGTCCAGGCGGTGGCACTTGATACTTCGGTACCGACGGTGATTTCGTTTTCTGTACCCGGTATGCCCTGGATATAGCTCTGTGCCTGGTTACCCGGGCGAAACTCCCACACCACCCCGCTAAAGTTTTGCGATCCGTCTGCGTTCTCCAGCGCGGTACCATCCAGATAAATATTTTTACCGGTGAGCTGGCCGGAGAACTCTCCCTCTCCCAGAGCTATCAGAATTTTGGCCTTAGCAACTGACTGAAGATCGTCTGGCTGCTCAGTGGGTGTACGGGAACTGGAGCCGCCACCTTTGCGGCCCCGGATAGCGGTTGCGTTTGCCATATTGCGCCCATAAAAAAGCCACACTTAAGTGGCTACTGTTTGAATATCAGGATTTGTCTTTTATCTTCCCCAGGTTACGCTGATGCTTTCTAAACCCGGATATGAACATGGAAAAGGTTGACCGTCATCATTTTGTAAAATTCCCCTATCGCGCCCAAGAAAGACCCACCGGAGAAGTAAATAATGGAGGGATTGATCTCATAGCTGAGCCAGAACGTATAAACGAGATACATGAGGTTGAATCTTTCCCATGGCTGAAGAATTTTCTCGTCCTGGTGAACGCCAAAGATGGGCTATTCATGACGCTTGGCTGTGTCGCTGGTTATGTTGAAGGTAGTTTCTGCGGATATATTGATTTATCAATTCGTCCGACTGCATCACTTCTTCACAGAGAAAAACTACCTAATCTTGATGAAATGTTTTACGCCTACCTTGAGAGGGCCATGCCGGAAGGGGAAACCCGGACTCAGGCATTAAAATATGCCCATTGCATTCTGCACTGGACCCTTTCGCCTTTAGAAATTCACGGTGAATTCTATTCAAAAGTGAATGTGAATTTTGATGCTGCTCAGGAAGATGGTGTGGTCTGGGCAATTGAGCATTTGGCATTCTTTTTAACAAATGAGTATCCATTATTACCTCACGCAGGTTAAGTCACTGCTGATCTTCAACATATATCCCGGCGGAGATTATCGCCCCGCCGATTCGCCGACGCCCATAAAGCAGCGGAACCGGGTAACCCTGTGCCGCAGTGTTTGTTACGCCGCCGAACGCATAAGAGGCCCGGTTATCGGCATCCTGTTTACTGGCTAAACCTGTAGGCTGAGGAGATAGCATTTGGACAACACCACCTAAGGCCAGCGCCGCACCTATTTTCATAGCCGCAGGCCCCCACGCAGCACCTCCCCATGCTTGACCGATTGTTGCCCCTAACGCTCCAACAACAACCAATACAGCACCTAGCACAGTTTGCAAAAGTCCTGCTTTCTTACTTCCGATCACCACAGGAACAATGCGAATCACTTCTCCAGTTACAGGAAACCCCAAATCATCCTGACCAATATTCTTTTTCCCGCGAAATACGGCATAAGTTAATCCTCGCGATTTGCTTGTGTTCAAATATTTTTCAAACCCATCAAGAGTTCTACTAAGAGCATTTATCGCTTCGGCGGTTGTCATAATAAGTCGCTTGTGTTTTTTCCCAAACGTCTTGCCTAAGACTCCGCCTAATTCTATTTCGGTCATTACTTCTTGCATATTAACTCCAATAAAAAACCACCCGAAGGTGGCTTTTCAAAAACGTGTTATAGACAAGATCGAGTAGCCTTCCCCCAAGGATCGCCAATGCCTTTACTAACGGCATATACTTTCACGTCCGCACCTCCAGAAGGATTGTCACTGATATTAGCCATAGATAACGTACCAAACAGATCATCTGCAGCAGAAATCCTATAGCCCGTTTCTGTTTCAATACTGGTTGCTTGAGGGTGCAATTCCTGCCATTTAGGAGCCAAACATTTATTCAGTTGTTTTGCATCCTTTGAAGAGTGCCCATAATAAATAGGCTCATCCTTCTGTAAGGAAGAGGCGCTACAGCCACTTAGGCTTACAGCCAGTAGAGCGATAATGGTTCTTTTCATGTTCCAGTCCCTTCGTTTATCTTTAAAAAAGATTAACACAAGGTTTTATATCTCAGAACCTTCATTGTCCGTTCCTGCCAGTAGCCGCCATATGGTACTCGCTGGCTCAGGTGTCCGTACAGATGGTGCAATAACATATTACCTTCCAGCAGAATCCCCGCGTGATTCCACTTATTCGACTGGACCTGCATGATCACCATATCGCCAGGCTGCGGCGCGCCGTCGAACTCACGGAAACCGCATTCGTACCAGCATTCCTGATAGAAATTATCCGGGTACTCGTCCTCCCACCAGGGATAATTCACCCTGTAGTCATGCAGCTCGATCCCGTGCGTCTGCCGGAAGTAGCTCATCACCAGCCCCCAGCAATCGTACACGCCCAGGACGAAAGGCCGCTCAATAAGAGGGATCTCTCCCCGCGGCATGATTGTCCGTAAGTCACCTTCCGGCCAGCTGATGATGTGCCAGGGTAGTCCGTTGAGGTCACACTGGGCCTTATCCATTTCGCTCGGCTGGGTGGTTGCATCGGGGTGGCTGTGAACAATGGCGGTCACTGATCCCCACTCTTCGGCGGTGGCGTAGTCTTCCGGGCAAAGGACAAAATTATCCTCTGGGTTCGGGGCCAGATTGCGGCAGGGGAAATACCGTTCCACCCTGCTCTTCTGCGCCACCACGCCGCAGCACTCGCGCGGATACTCCTGCGCAGCGTGCGCCATGATGGCCGTGACGGTCTTTTTACGCATGTTAACTCCTGATCAATGAGGTACCCGGGAACCCACCGAACGAGAGTTCGTTATTTTCCCCGAAGCGCAGTTTGCAGGCAGACAGAGTGCCGTTGCATTCATCCAGAGAAGGATCACTGACCGGCTTGTTATTTTTATCGAAATAGCGCGTACCGGCGTAATCGCAACCGTCACCGGTACGGTATTTGTTGCGAATACACCAGGTGCACAGAGAATGGAGCTGGCGCGTCGGTATCATCATGCCCTGCAGATCCATTGGGCTTGATAACGCAAACTCCACCACTTCGTTGGTTTCAGACGTTTTTGCGTCGATATACCAGACCTGCAGCTTTTCCTGCGTGGCATCTGCCGTCGGGTTTCCGCCCGTGAAATTCCGCGCATCAAGATACTGCGCCAGCGTGCCGTGAATCGTCACTTTAGCCTGAAGCAGATCGTCATACGCCAGGCACAGCGCCGTGATTGAGCCGTCCAGGTTAGCGACCGATAATTTCGGCTGTGCGCTGCTGCCGCTGGTTGACGCTTCGATCCCTTCAATCTGGCACGGCCATGCTTTGTATTCCTGACCCTGCCACCAGATGCTTTTGGCAGGTAGTTTCGATTCATCACCACCAGCGGCCACAATCTCCGCTTCTGTATGCGGAACGCTGTGGCTGTGGAAACGCAGCACTTCTCCGGTACCGAATGCTGTTCCGTTGACAGAAAAAAGCCGGACCTCATTGCCCGGCTCAAGTTTCTGGTAATCACTGTTTAAGCTCATGGTTTATAAGCCTGCTCAAAAGTTGCGGAAAGGTTGAAGAGTCCGGCTCCAAGCGGGGACGGCGTGTAGGAATCGCAGCGGTAAAGCCCGAGCGGCTCAAGCGGCGGGCGCCACTGAAACGCCTTCACACCCTGATGGCGATCGAGAAAGGTTTTAATCGCCGCGATATAGACTTCGGTGCCGGTGAACTGGAGATTCCACTTTTGCGATCGGGGATTAAGCCCGTCCCCGGACACCTGCTGGTACCCGTCACCGAACTGCGCGGTACGGCGGCGAAAATTCACCTCCTGTTCCGCATTGATGCGCGGGCACCAGCTGAACGTTTCAAGAGCCATCAGCGGCCTCCTTTTGCCAGATTCCAGACAGCGCCACCCGGTGATATGTCACGGCCAATCAGCTCGCGGTAGCGCCGATCGACAAAATTGCCCACCTCGCGCCCGAACTGCTCATAACCCCCACTCGCCCGGGTCTGGGTGTTGCCGTTGCCATCAATATGGATAGTGACCTGCGGCGCGCCACCGCCGCCAGGTGTTACGCCGCCATTTCCCACAGCACGTACGCCCAGAGAGCCATCGGCTGCGCGCGTAAGCGGCATAATGGCTTCAGGACCCGCTTCACCCATCAGCCCGGCACCTTTGGCAAACGCAAACATCGTGGGGGAACTCACGACAGAGTTACTGAACTGGCTGAGATCTGCTGAGGAGTAAACGCCACCTTTGGCGTTGAACTGCAGGTTTGCCCCGTACGTCTGAAGGGCTGTGCCGCTACTGGCGGAAGACGAGGCCACGCCACCAAACAGCGAACCGATGGAGCTTGCCGCGTTGGCGATCATCATGTTCACCATCACCTGTTCGATGATTTTCAGGACGCTTATACCCCAGTCTTTCCAGCTCGCTTTATTGCCATTGAGCATATCAACGATATTGCTGCTGATACCTGATAGCGCGCTTTGCATGGCGTCGGCCGCCAGCGTTGCATAGTTCGTGGAATCATCCACCCAGTCGGCAAGACCGTCACGCGCGCCGGTTACCCAGTCAGCCTGTAGCGCATCAATTTGTTTGTAGTAATCCTCCTGGATCCCCAGCCTATCAGCCTGCGCATCCTTTAAAGCCTGCGTTTCCCGGTCATAAACCGTCTGGCTGATATCACCGGCCTGATACTGCTTTTGCAGCTCCCGCTGCTGGTCGAGATAGTCGCGCTCGATACCCAGTCGCTCCCTGAGTCGTTCGCGCTGTTTATTGCCGAGTCCGGCCCCCTGAATATCCACGCTCAAATCCGCGCGGGCATTATCGTTCTGCGCCTGCAGGCTCGCGACGAACGCCGCCACCTTCGCGTTTTCTTCATTGGCTTTTTTCAGCTGGTTCAGGCGGTCCACTTCCTGAGCCAGCTGCTGTAGCCGGACTTTTTGCGCGTCGTTAATATCGGTAAGCTTTCCCTCCGCCAGATCAAACTGAAGTTTCTGCTGCTCGGTCACCTCTGCTGTTTTCTGGCCGGTGGTGTCGATGAGCGCAATCTGGCGCAGGTAGCCCAGCTCCATGGATTTGAACGCGCTTTCCAGCTTTTTGGCACTGGCGTCAGGCGTCATCTTGCCGTTGGACTCGCCGGGTGCCAGGGCGTAATTACCAGTACCGATAACGGGCGAGGCTGCTGATGAAATGACCGGGGCTGCTCCGGCAATCGACTTCAGCCGCTTACGCTGTGCGAGCAGGTCACTCAGCTCCTTCTGCTTCCCCTCCGTATCCATACCAATGCGGTTCACGCCAGCCAGGAAGCCTTTATCGTTAAGGTCAGCTTCAAGGTTTTTAATTCGCCGATCGATTTCATACAGCGAGGCGTTAGCCGATAACTTTTGTCCGCCCTGATAATTGTAAATAAGGTTACCCAGTTCATGGGCAGCCTTCCCCAGCCAGCCGACGAGAGAGGCAATCCCGCCCACCATCTCTGCCAGACCCTGCATAATTTTCGGGTCGGTAAAAACAGATCTGAGTTCTCCCAGTCCTTTCTGAAGAGGGGTAAGATCAACCCTTGCCAGCCCTGCTGCTATTTCCAGCTTCAGTCCCTGCGCCTGCGCCTCCATATCCTCAAAAAGTGAGTTTACTTTGACCAGATCATCAATGGACTGCGGATCCGGCGCGACGCCGTATTGCCGAGACAGCTTCAGAAACTGCTGAAGCTTCTGGCTGTTGTTATCAAAAAGCGGCAGCAGTTTTGAAAGGTCATTGCCCAGGCTTTCGAGTATGGTGATCTTTTCGGCGTTAGTACCTACCTTTTCCAGCGCCCCGGCGATTGCCAGCAGTTGTCGGTCGGGCGTTTCCGTAGACAACTTCTTCGCTGACAGGCCGAGAGCATTCAGCGCATCGACGGCCTCACCCGACTGGTTAAGAACCGCATCACCGATTTTGTCGCCGATATCCTTGAAGATATCGGCCATCTGCTCACCTGATACTCCCGCTTTCTGAGAGGCGAACTGCCAGGCCAGTAAGTCCTGCGTGGACATACGCAGGGATTTGGCAAGCCTGTCAGTTTCAGCGATCTGCTTTGATGTGGTTTTTAACAGGTTGATCCCTGCCACGCCTGCAGATACCGCTGCCGCTGCCGCGATAGTTGCCATCGACCCCAGTGCGGCGCCGGCAAGACGGACATCTTCCTGTACCTGCCGGCGCCATTTTTGAGACTGCCGCTCAGCCCGGTTAAGGCCCGCCGCAAAGCCACCGATATTGGCAATCAGGTCAATGGTCAGGGTTCCAAGCGATCTGGCTGCCATACCGTCTCCGTGAGTGTTTACGACCAGGTCCGCTTAGCCTCATCAAGCGTGACGGGGTTTGTGGTGGCCGTTGGTTTGGTAAAATGAAGGGTGAAATCGGTGACGCTGAAAGGCGCTGTGTCTTTGCCACGGTTCACGTTGGCGATAGTGCTGGAGATCATCCCGGCGGCCCATTCCGTGCGCAACATTGGATTCAGGCTCCCGTAACGTTCGCGATACTTCACCCAGATCTGGAACTCCCTGAAGCTCAGTTTTTCCTGTGCCTCCGCTATGGTTTGTCCGCCGATACCATTGAGGACGAGTTCGCACCAGAATTCATCGTTGGCGCTGAGCTCATCTTTCCCAGATCGTTAACCTCCTGGATTGCCACCAGCAGGGCGATGGTCAGCGCGCCGTCCAGCGCGCCGCGCTCCGGATCAGCCTCACCGGTAATGTCCGCCGGGGTGAACACTGGTTTACCGTTCTCATCGCAGACGGACGCGGCGATCCGGCCCGCCACCCCATCCACGCGCCCGTTTGCCGCCATCACATCCGTCATCGCCGAGTGGTAACCCAGCGGGCGAATAAAGACAGTGGCGCTGAATTCTTCCTCGCCCTGGCGCCAGGTGATCTGCTTTTCTACCGGGCGACCGGTGAATGCTCCGGCCTGTTTAAGTGTGTCGAGCGTTAATTTCATTAATCGGCCGCCTTAGGTACCCAGACCGACCCGCCAGAACGCTGGATGGTTGCTGAAGTGGTCACCACCGTGTTGGCGGAGAAGTCAAAGGGGAAGTCAGAGACATAACCACGAAAAATAAACCAGGTGCGGCTGTCCGGTAGCGTCAGGCCATCAACAGATCCGGCTGCGCCCTGCGCTGCTGCCGTCGGCTTCGCAGTACCGTCAGACCAGCCCACCGCAAACGTCAACTCTTCGTGATCGTCCGAGTTCGCCAGGTTGTGCAGCATCACGTGACTGGCGTTTTCCGGGTCAGCGTTCAGGCCCACTGTCGCCTGGCCGGGCGTGCGTAGACCAACCTTATAGGTGCGGCTGTTTCGCTCAGAAAGACAGGTATCTTCAATCTGATCTGCCGGGTTGCCACCGGGTGAAAAACTGGTGATACATTCGATTTCACTTACCGCGCCCTTGGCGAGCACAAAAAACTGAGTACCTTGCGTCAGTACAGACATGGTTTTCTCCGTGCATAAAAAAACCGGCGCCGGGCCGGTGTATTGAGGGGTTATCGCTTCACTATCCAGTCAACATCGAAGGAATAACGATAGCGCTTTGTTTCGGGGTCTCGTTCCTGCCCGCCCCAGCGGGTTATATGTGCGTGGGGTTCAATGGCATCACGCAGCGCGGCGGCCACAGCAATCACCTCATCCGGGGTATCCGCCCAGGCATCAACCTGAAGTGTCCAGGTATCTGCATCCGGTCGCTGGCCGAAATAGTTCTCAGGTGCGCCGTTTACGTTCTGCCAGACGACATAGGGATAAATCACGCTATTGTCCTGCTGTCCGAACGGGTAAAGTCGCACGGGCGAATCGCCAATCAGCGCCCGCACTGCCGGACTGGCCGCGCACACAGAAAACAGGGGAGCAATCACGATCCGCCTCCTTTTCGGCGCGCTCGTCGCAGCGCCCGGTCAATGCTTTTTTCATACTCGGTGGCGAACGTGGCGATCACCTCCTGAGTGCGGGATATTGCCGCTGCGCGAACAAGGGGTTTCGGTGTCATTTTTTCCGTACCAAACTCCAGCAGACGCCAGTGTGGGGTGGGTGCATCTGCGGCCAGGCTGGGATCTTTTTTGAGCTTTGCCCCCTGCAGAATGCCAATCCGAAAGCCGAGGTTGCCGGTTTGCTTAAACAGCCTCCCGTTCCAGCGCTGCGCCGCATTATCTGCAATACTGCGCGCCGTTTTCGGATCGTCCAGACGCAGTGCATTCGCCTTAATCTGGTTCACAATAACGTTGCCTGCTTTGCGCAGCGCAGCGCGCCCGCCCTTTCGCTTCAGGTCGTCATTCACCTCGTTGAGTTTCTGCTTCAGCGACTCAATGCCGGTGATCTGAACATCAATGCCATCAGCCATCGTTAACCCCCCGGGAGCATGGAAGCGTTAAATATTCCAGACCACTTTTATCGTCTTCCAGCACACCCTGAATGTCGTAGACTCGTCCGCGGTAAAGAATACGGTGTTTATCGGTGACATCTTCACGCCAGCGGATGGTGATCCGGGTCGTGATCTCATTTTGCCCCGCCTGTGCGGCCACAAAATCGCGCGCGGAAAGGTCTGTAACATTAGCCCAGAGTTCAGCAACATCAGCCCAGCTATTAAGCACCGCGCCGGTGGCCGGACTCTGCGTTTTCACAGGCTTCTGCAGCTTCACGCGCTTGTTCAGTTTGCCTGCCTGCATTTTTAACCCCTGGGTTTACCGCTCAGATAGGTCTGCGGTGGTAACCCGTCGTCGTCCTCATCAGAGACCATCGACTGGTAAATCACGGCAGTCAGGGCTTCATTGGATTCCGCCAGGCGGTTTATCGCAGCGGTCTGGTCTTTCTGCGCTTTTGTCTGTAGCTCCAGCGCTTTCAGCAGTTCGTTTACCTGTTGCTCGTTCATAGGCAATCTCCATCCATTTTTTCAGCCACTCTCGTCGAGCAGCGCAACCACGACAAGCCATTCCGCCACCTATACCCCATAAATCCGATACGGCTGAAGTAGCGACTCAACCGCCAGGTCAACAGCGGATGAAGTGCCATTAGTGATTACCGCCTCCCGGTTTGCGTACCAGTGTGCGATAAGCATTAACATAGCAATTTCGATATCTTCGCCATAAAGCAACGCGTCGGGATCGGCCATATAAAGCGGGTCATCAGCCTTTTCATAAATCCGGCGGCGGGTCCATCTCTGCACATACCGCACCGCGGCTTTTATGCTGGTTTCAATCCAGGCATCTTCTGCAGTGTTTTCGGCATCGATGCGACAGTGCGTCTTAACCTGCTCTTTAATCAGCATGCGCGCCCCTTACTTACTTTTGCCCTTTCCTTTCGGATCGGGGTCTTTCTCCGGTCCCGGTTTTTTGGCGCCGGGTTCTGAGGCATAACCGCGCGCCACCAGCTCGCGACCATGCTGCTCCAGCGTCTCGAACTCGGTGCCTTCGGTAAGCACGTTACCTTCAAAGTAAATGGGCTTGATAGCGATCAGCTTCATGGCTGTCTCCTTAAAGGAAAAGAAAAGCGGCCCGCAGGCCGCCGTTAAGGATTACGCACCGCCACCTGCAGCAGGCGCAGTGAAGGCTCCGTAGATGAATGCTTCCGGGCGTTTCACCGCCAGCGCCAGACGCTCTTCGCAACGAATCGAGATCATGTTTTTCTCGAAGTCGTCGGCGTTCTCAGTGGAGATCACCACGTTGGCATCTTCACGGTCGAACAGCTGGGCAGCGGCGTTGAATGCACCGGTAAGGAACTTGCCCTGGAATGCGGCAGCTTCGGTCGCCACCACCGGCAGGCCCCACAGGGTTGGCCCGGTCAGGGCCGCCGGGTTCGCCAGGATATAGCGGCCCAGCGTATCCTTGGTGAGTTCAATCTTCGCCCAGTCGATGAAGTGCAGGACGTGGCCGGAAGCCGGGAAGCGCGCCAGCTGCGCCTGCAGCATTGCGAGGCGGAGATCATCGATGCCGTTCTGCTGCTCAACAGTAAAGGCAGCGTCATAAGCAGACGCCTGCGGGACGATGCCTTTCAGGTGCGCGCCGGTACCATCACCGAAGAGAATCTCCTGCTCTTCGACATATTTCAGGCCGTAACGCATTTCAGCGTCGATAGTGGATTGCAGCTGTGCAAAATCATCCAGGATCTGTTTGGACGCCTTGAACATGTGCGCGATGGTGGTCACCGGAGTGATCTGCGTGGCGAACTGAATATCACTGTACGGTTTGGCGGTACCTTCCGGCACGACTTTCGCCGCATTGGTGAATCCGGTCTGTTGCACCCAGAAGATGGCTGGCGCCGAGGTGCGGCCCGGAGCAATCAGATCGCGGATGAAAAGGCGCTGTTTCGGTGCGGTGTCGATACCCGGCAGGCGCTGCGGCTCAACCACGCCGGTGGCGACATCCGTGGAAATCAACGCGGCGTTCACCGGCACGCTGACGCGTTTACCACCTTCAACACTTGCCGCAAATGCTTTCAGTGCTTCGCTGCTGATAACGGTCTGACCGACTGTCTCGATCACTTTTGCGGCGTTTGCCAGCGGCATCTGGGCGACCTGCTGTTCGAGCTCACCGAGCGCCGCCTTAAGCGTCTTTTCCGCCTCTTTCAGGGCGTTGAATTCCGACGCCATTTTGTCGACGGTGTCTTTGGTTTCCGCCGACAATTTGCCGGTTTTCTGGGCTTCTTTCAGCGCCTCTTCTGCTTTTGCGTTGAATTTGCCGGTCGCTTCTTCAATGCTGGCGCTAACCTTTTTCAGAATCTCGTTTACTTCAGACATAACATCTCCGTATTTACTGGGCAGCCGCTGTCAATCCGCTCAGCGCGGCTTCCAGGCGGTCAATGGTTTCTTTTTCGATGGTGGCAGCGCTCGGCGTACCTTTAGGGGCGGCAGCAGCGCCCGGCGTGCTGCCTGATAAGGCTTTAAGAAGTTTTCGCCGTTCAGAGCGTGGCGTATTCGCTTTTGCCAGCAGCGCATCGAGTTTACGCAGCGCCGCTGCGGGACTTTCATCGTCGTCAGCGATTTCGTCGGCAGAAAGCAGGCTGTCAGCGAAACCCTTCTCTACGGCTTCACTGCCGCCGATATAGGTTTCGCCGTCCATCATCTTGTCGACTGTGTCGGAATCAAGACCGCTACGCGCCTGGTAGATATCGCTCATCGCTTTATCAAACGGCGCCATGTCGGCGGCAATCTGCGCCAGGTCGTGACGGTTGCCCATCGCGTAGACCCAGCAGTTGTGGATCATCAGGAATGCACCGCGGCCAATCTGCACCTCGTCACCCGCCATTGCGATAATCGATGCGGCCGACGCTGCCAGGCCCAGCACCTTCACAGTGACCCTGCCTTCGTACTCGCGCAGCAGGTTATAAATCGCAAGGCCCTCGAACATGTCGCCGCCGGGGCTGTTGATATTCACCGTCACGTCAGCGCCGCCGAGCGAACGCAGCGCACCTGCAATGCGACTGGCTGTCACGCCTTCCCCCCAGTAATCAGCGCCGATCACGTCGAAGATAGAAATGCTGTTGTCACCGTCCCGGGCGGCGCGGATGCCGCCGTTCCAGCGCTCCATTGCCGCTGCCGGCAGATCAGGTTTTTCGCGCGCAAAAGGTCGCCCCTCCGGCGCCCGCGGAAGGTTTTTAATTGTCATGGGTTTTAATCCTGCGTTTCGGGAGAGTGTGACGCCTGCGCGTCAGTTGAATTGTGTGGACGACTGTCTCGCTCCGGGAAGAGCCATCCCTCAAGCGCCGCCCTGACCTTTTCACCGTTGCTTCCGCCGTCTTTACCGAGCTGTTCAAGAGGCGTGAGATTCAGCTGAACGGTGTAAATATCCCCGCCATCAATCGGGGGCAGGTTTTCCAGGCGGCGCACATCGTTACGCGACATCCACCCGTTCTGCAGCGCACTGGTGTAGTACGCCGAGCGGCCTGCGCTGTCGGCGCGCAGCAGCCCTTCCACCGAGAACTCGGCAAAGAGGTCTTCTTCGCCGTTCAGCAGACAGCGGGAGATTTCCTGCTCTATATTCACCAGCAGCGGGCGCAGCGTGTGGGTCAGGAACTGGAGGTTCATTCCTTCCAGGGTTGACGCCCAGCTGCTTTGCTTTGACGTGTGCCCGACCATGAAAGGCGGTACACGGAACCAGCGACAGATTTCCTCGATACTGAATGAGCGACTTTCCAGCATCTGGGCATCTTCAGGGTTCATGGTGACCCCCTGATACTTCAGCCCGCCCTCAAGCACCATGATTTTTCCGGCGTTTTTGGAACCAGTAAACTTCGCCATATAACCGCGAAGTCTTTCCCGCTGATCTTCGTCCAGCGCATTGTCCGATGAGAGAAACCCGGAGCTTTGCAGGCCCTGTTCAAAAATCTTTGCAGCAGATTCTTCAACCGCCATCGCGGAGCCGATTACATCCCGACCCGTCCTCATCGGCATCATGCCGCAGACACCATCGAGGCCGAACCCACGGATGTGCATCAGGTTCTTTTCGGGGATAATGCGTTTCTTGCCGCCCTCGGTGTAGGTGTATTCCAGCCTCCCGGTTTCCAGCCGCTTCACCACCATGTTCTGGGGCAGCAGTGGCACCAGCGACACCAGCTTATTGCCGATAAACAGCTTCTCGACAAAGGCGTTGCCACGCAGGCAGATACTGGCGACCAGCATCAGCATGAAGCGGGATGGCGTCATTTCGAGGTTTGGCCGGCGACACAGGACCTGATACGCAGGATGTTCGGTGGCGGGTTTACGTGAGCCGTCCGCCTGGCGCAAATAAATTTTCAGCGGCAGCGTGGACACTGACTCGCTCAGCAGCCGGACACAGGCCCAGACCGCCGAAAGCTGTATAGCTTTATCGGCCGTGACCACCTTGCCGCTGCTGCTTGTGCCGTACCACTCCTGCCAGAACGTTCCGGTAGTCAGGCTGATGGGCACGCCCAGCCAGTTGAGCAAGGCGCTTTTTACCTTGCCCGGCTGCTTATTTTTCTTCATCAGAAACCTACCATGATGGGGTTGTCAAAGAATCCACTCAGGTCCTGCTGGTCGTTGCCACCATTAACAAGCAGACGGCTCATTGCGGTAAACAGCGCCGCCGGGCCGTCAATCTTGGCTTCCGGGGTCGATTTGTTGGGGAAGATATTGTCATTACGATCCGGCCGAACCGTCACATTCGACATCATCCAGTTCATCACCGGGTGATTGCTGTGATGGAGCCGGCCACCGTAAACCAGCGCCTCGACTTCTTTCATGGCTTCGGAGAAGTTGCGGACCGTCTGTGGAACCTCCACCAGAGGCAGGCCTTCCTCGGCAAGCGCCAGGCTGAACTGCGTGGCACTCCACGGGTCAAAACCGATTTCTTTAAGGCTTTCACCGGCCACCCACGCCTGAAGTTCTTCCTTGATCTGCGCGTGGTCTATCACATCCCCGTCGGTCAGGATGAGCTTGTCCAGTTCCGCCCATTTGCGGTAGAGCTCGGCCATCTGCCGGGAACACTTCTCAAGCCGTCCCTCCGGCAGCCAGAATTTAAAGTCGGTGTGAACGTGCCCGTCAGGAGAACGCCAGGCTTTTACCGCGGCGCAGATATCGATTTTGTTCGCCAGATCGACCCCCACCCAGAGCGGATAGGTTTTCAGTTCATGCGCCGGCGCGATGAGTTCGCATTTTTCCCACTTCAGCATGTCCATCCAGGAAGACTCCGCCGTAACCCAGATATTCATGTGTTTGGTGAAAAAGTTAACGCGGGCGGACACCTGCTCTTTGGCCTTCTTCGCCAGGCGACGCAGATCGTCCCAGCGCTTGCAGATGCCGAGGCCCGGATTCGCCTTCTGCCAGACCGTTTCATCGAAAGGGTCGTCGCCTTCGTCCAGGGTGTAGATGATGGCAAAGAAGGTATCGTCCTTAACCGCTCCTTCCACATCGCTGTTAAAACCGCGCAGTACCTTAATGGCATAATCGCGCAGCTCATAGCAGATGCCTTCTTTATTAAAGCCGGCGGTGGTAATGCCGAACAGCAGCGACTGAAGGCGCGCACCGGTTGCTGTCTCCAGTACGTCCCAGACGTCACGGGTTTTATGGGCGTGCAGCTCGTCGACAATGCCGCAGTGGATGTTCAGGCCGTCCAGGTTGTTCGCGTCGCTGGAAAGGGGCTCGAACTTCGACGCGCTCTGCTCCTGGTAGATCGCCAGCTTGTTGAACTCAAACAGGCGGCCCAGCGTCGCCTTCGCTTTCTTCACCATGTTTTTGGCATCTTCAAACACGATACGCGCCTGGTCGCGGGTTGTGGCCGCCGAGTAAACTTCAGCGCCACCCTCGCCATCCGCACCTGCCATATACAGTCCGACGCCGGAGGAAAGTGTGGATTTCGCGTTCTTACGCGCCACCTCGTTGTAAGCGGTACGGAACCGCCGCACCATAACCGGGCGGCCGCTGCCATCGTTGCGCAGCACCACGTCGCCGGTCTCCTCGTTCACCAGCGGGATCACAAACCCGTAGATATTGATGAGAATGAAAATATGCCAGTCCATAAGGTCGATGGGCTGACCGGCCTGCGCGCCCTTAACGTGGGGTATAAATTTGTAGAAATTCAGGATGTGCTGCGCCCGGGGTTCGCTGAAGAAGATCCCCCGCGCCTCACCGTGTTTCAAATCATCCAGAAAACGCTGGCATGCCAGCCGGACAAACTCACAGGCAATAATCTCCCCCGCCACGACGCGCTCTGCGTAGCGGATACCTTCTGCAACCTTAGCCATTAATCCCTCGCTTTCATGAACTCTGCCAGCGGATCAACCGCATCCGGCGTTTTGGTGCTGACCTTCGACCGGCTGGCAGGCGTCATGCCGAACTCGGCCAGCATGGCGCGGAGCCGCTTCCAGGCATCAGCTTTCATCATCGCTGCGGGATGCGCCTTGATCATGCGAATCTCCCGCTCCTGTCCTTCGTCAGTATCATCCTCGCTGTAAATGGCGTAGGTGTACCCTTCCCGATCCAGCGTGTCGCAGTGGTGCCGGTACTCGGTGTAAGCCTCAACCAGCAGTTCGAGCGCACGGGCATCCAGCTGAGAAACGACGCCGACGGCATCAAGCTCTTCAGCCATTCGCTTAAACCAGTACTTCGCCTGCTTGTCGAAATGCTTCGGAGTTGGGGGTACCCCTGCAGGGGGTTGCGGCTCGTCTTTATTGATCGGACGTTTTGATGGGTTACCCCTCACCAGACGCAGATGGGTCGGGGTTTTCGGTGGTCCTGGCATAATCGAAAACTCCTATTAATCGATGGTGGGGATCCCCATAAAAAAGTTTTCTAACCTGCGGCGGTGTGAAAAAAGGTTAGGCGGCGGTCCTTAGCAGGCATAGCCCTGAAGTTTTCACCCGCCCTATCCCCTAGTCCACATGTCAGGGTGGCATTCATGATCCCTGATGCGGCGTACGTGCGTATGTGTAATGCCATAGCGCTTTGCAATATCGACCAGTTTCATTCCAGCCTTCGCGTCTCGCTCAATGCTCACGATGGTGGCTGGTGCTAACTTTGTGGCCGAGGCGCTCTGTCCTCTTCTGAGGCATACAGCCGTGCCGTGGTTAAGACTATCGGCGGCGTTCTCTTTGGGTGTTCCCCATGCAAGATTTGACCTGTTGTTATTTAGCGGGTTGCCATCAAGATGACGAGTGATATGTATGTCCGATGGTTTAACTCCGGCGAATGCAAACAACACCAACTGATGCACTTGCTTTTTAACTTTCGTCGCTCGGCTAAAGCCGGTATTAACATTCACATGCCAGTAGCCGTTATGTAGTCGCATTGAGAGCTGCCGGGCCTTGCCTGAGCGAAGCGAGTAAATAAATCCATCATCGCTAGCCTGATAACCTGGATAGCCGGGGATATCTTTGAGACAGGCGTGCGCCAGCCCTGAATCATTTAACGACTCAGTCATTTTAATTTACCTATTGATTACTGGCGGTTCAGCCGTTCTTTGGCTGTCTTACGGTAGTGGCAGGAGTAACAAAGAGACTCCAGATTCCGATCTTCGTCTGTGCCGCCGTGAGCTTTCGGGATGATGTGGTCGACCGTTTCAGCCGGGCGAGGTCTGCCGTTGCGCAGGCACTGCTGGCAGATGTGTCGATCACGCTTAAGGATGCGGACGCGGATGATGTCCCACTTACTGCCGTAGCCACGCTGGTGGCGGCTCAGGCCGCGCTGATGCTGCTGCCATCCTTCATTACGGTGGGTTTCGCAGTAGCCGGAACGGTCAGTGGTGGTACCAGAGCACCCGCGCTTACGACAGGCGCGAGGGATAGCTGCAGGCATATTGTTGGCTCCAATAAAAAAGCCCCGCGTGAGCGAGGCTGCGCTTTATCCCCTATAGGGAATATTTACGATTTATCCGCCAGAGGGGATATGAATAGCTTGTTACCATCGACACTCCGGCCCAGGACTACTCTTAAAGCCCGACGCCTGCGCTTGTTGAATAAGGCTTGTGCGCCATGATTAAGATGAGTTGTTAGTAACAGGCATGCTGTAGCACCAGGGGACACCCCAGAGGAGAAAGACCAGCACCACGAGTAGGCACAACATCAAAATGAATATTCAGTAAGCATGACTCCATTGCCCTCAAGAAGAGGGCAATTTTTTGAGTTAACTCAGCGTGTCACGCTTCGCTTATGGGAAAAGTCCTATAACCACTTCTGATCGGCATTCGCATAATAAACCTGTAACGAATATGCACTTGCATGCCCTCATGAGCAGACCGGATTTCCTGCTCATGAGGGTTTCTTCTATGCCCGGCCGAATCAAAAGCATTCTCAAACCCACCCGCAGATGAGCTTTGGAATGACCAGCAATAAAGCGCGACGACCATAGAAACAACTTCCAGCGTCTTAGCACACTCGATAGCGAGGCAGCGGGTAGCCCACCAGCCTCGATTCGTTATGCACTTTCAGGCCAATCAGTTGTCTGGTGTTGATCTTAAGCCTGTTTCTGTGGGGGAATTATCGCGCAGGCATTTTTTTGAGCCATACTCATAACAGACACATTTTTCTTTTTGTTTCGTCCAACAGAGGAGGAATGTATGCAGTTAGTAAGTGAGAAGGGTGTCGTATCTTCCCGGGATTTAGATTTTCTTGCCTCTAGTTTTGCCCGGATGCACTTGCAAGGCCGACATCTCTGCACGGATGCATTAACCGGCAACATGGATGAAGACTGTCGGCTGTGGTTCCTTCAACGTTATGACTTTTACGTTGAACAGCTAAAAGAAAAGGAACTGCAGTAGTAAGCACGGGCCGGGTGGTGAAAGCTGCCCGGCATTCACTTCAAAGTAACGCGTTATACCAGGCCTGCCAGCGATACGTATTTAGCCGCAGCTGGCGAAGGCATTGGGCGGTTTCAACATCAGCTTGCAGATCTTCATCGCTGTTAGCGCCAGCATCACTTCCCTTGCACGGGTCCTGCATCAAATCCGCTGATGGAGTTGGCAGCGTCGATAGCCTGTTGCCGCAGCCGGACAGACTCATCATCAAAATTACACCTGGTACGATTCGGATCCTGGACATATTTCACCACGTCGCGGGTTATGGTTCGGTAGATGATCCGGCCTTCGTCGCTGGCCTTCGCGGCTTTCTGCTCAACGGGCTGGATCGCCTTCTCTGCTTTGTCGCGTTTATCGGCGGCCAGGGCATTGATGTGGTCAGCGTGGGCGTACCAACCATTTCGGTAACGTAGCTCGCCATAGCCACCTGCCAGCAGTACGGCCATGAGAGCGATCAGCAGAATCGTTCGAAGGCTAAAGATCATGTTTGCTCTCCGCCAGGCACATAGAACGCTCCATCTCACGGCGGTTCTGCAATCCTTTCCATTTCATGCCACCAGCGTAAACCCAGCGGCGCATCTCTTCGCACGCTCCGTCGTGATCGCCTTTGTTCAGTTTGCGCAGCAGCGTGGACTTCGAGAATGCGTCAGAACCAACGTTGAAGACAAAGCTGTAAAGCGCGGCGCGCTGATACTCGCCCAGCGACACCCTGACCAGATTGTCTACGGTGCGTTTTGCTGGCTGGAGGTCTTTCCAGAGCAGCTGGTCACACTCGCGATCGGTGTAAGTCTTACCCCTGACGATATCCCGCCCGGTATGGCCGTCGCACACAGTCCACACCCCGGCGACGTCTTTATAGGCCTCGTACTTCCGACCTTCGACACCATCCTGCCCACCGAGGAACAGTGAGGCAATCAGCATTGCGCCGCCACCAGCTGCGGCGATCAGTTTATTGCGAAGGCTACTGGTCATTGGCATATCAGTCTTCTCCAACTTTCACCGCCGGGCCGTATTTCTCCAGCGCCTTAACCTGCGCATTAGCGACCTTGCGTTTGAAATACCAGTTAATGAGTCCTGTAACGATTATCCCGGCAATACCCGCCAGTACGCCGATGGCGCTCCATTCGTCAGGACTCAGTTTTGTGAGGACGCCGTTCAGGATGGTTCCTCCTGAGGTGCCGAGGGCGACTCCGGTGACAAGTTTGCTCATACGGGACATTTCTCTCACCTCGCTAGGATGCGGGTGCTGTGTAGGTAAGGATTAGGCTCTCCGAATAAATTTACGGCAGACCTAGGTGGGGGTTCTTAAAGCCTAAAATGAACAATCCCCGGCGAGAGCCAGGGATTGAAAAGTGATTAGTGATAAAGGGAAAGCCCCTGTATTAAAGTTCCTGATATGAAGGCTTCAACGCTTCACACCATTGCCTTAACGTAGAAGCTCGTCTCCTCTTAGTTTTATTACTGAGGGATAGGCATCTTTCAAGCAAGAAGGCTTCAGCAGTGCTCGGGTCTAGCTCAGAGAGATTCTTGACATGGCTCCAAGTGATCCAAGCCCAGCCGCAATGGCTTGACTCAAAACTACGAGCTGCGATTCTCAGCCGCTTATCATTATCAGACTCAGCGACCTGCTGACCCAAGGCAGAGACTGAGCCGTTATTATTAAGGAATCCAAGAATCTTGGCTGCATGAATATAGTACAGAATATGCCGTTCATCCAATCCTGTGCTAAATTTATCAAGATGCTTATCTTTCCATTTCAACTCAACTATTTTGAACACTTGTTCAATTAAGTTTGCCTGAGGAACTTGATAACCACCCACGACTTGAGCCGACATTTTTGCTAACGAAGCATTATAATATTCAGCGTCTGTTTTACGGACTACCAATACTAACTCATCAGTTACATTACTTTTAAGCTCAAAGCTAGAGCTTGTTTCAATGACACTCTCAAACAATGCAGAGAGCATCTGAACATCAATATTTTTTCTACTAATGAAATCGACAAGATTACCTCTTGCCAATATTAAAGCATTCAACTCTTTCAGCAACGGCTCAATTTGTTGCATCTTTTCAGCTTGAAAAGATAAAACGAATGAACCCGGGCGCCCAGACACTGGCCTCATTACGTCTTTTTCATCAAGAGAACTCAAAATTGATGAATATAAATCATTAAAACACTCAAAAAGTTTAGAAACACCCTTTAATACTAACGGTTCAGTTGATGCCGCAGTTTTTTCTACATGAATTTCATGTGTCGAAAACTCTATGCATGAACCAAGCTTGCCAGTAGCTAGCATAGGGATAACAGAACTAATGTAGAGGCCAACCCTTGGCAACTTGATGGTTTGCGCCATATCAGCTGTACTTAGCTTAGTAAATACAGGTTCAATGCTCGAATCATAAGGAATATTTATTTGATAGCAAAACTTCTGTTCCTGATATATAAGTATGCTATTAATATCCAATCTTTTACGTTCAAGGTATTCAAGTCTAGTTTTTGAAACAGGAAGAATGATCCACTTATCGAAATCATCCTCATCGCCAATCCAATACACAACAAACAAACTATCAACTTCGTTTGCTACAGAAAAAAGTTTTGGCCCCTCAAAAAACTCGTATACATTTTTTATATATAGAGTGCCTAAGAGAGTATCCTGAAGAAAAATGTTACTCATTTCACAAGCCCTCTAATACAAGAGAATTTTTTATGGATCTCGACATCTTTACCGATCCAAATGGTGAAATGGGTTGAGTCAGGAGCACCAGTTTTCAACATTACCCCATCAGCACTTTCAAGGGTACCTTTCGCAATAAAGCGTTCGCCAATTCCCTCTGGAAATTTATCAAACGCATTTTTTAACGATTGTTCCTCTGTATACACAGATACCCCATAACAGCATTTTAAAGGAAGCCCTTTGAAACGCCCCATTCTCTTAGGGTTTTCATCCCGCATGTTGAGAAAGCAATCTTTTCCTGGAGGCTTGGCTTTCGTTAAGCGATAAAACTCTCCAGAAGCATCTATTGCTTCTTTAGGCGGCACACCTGAAGGAAAGTAATCAGGAAAAGTCACTAGGGCGGACTGCATTGCTGTTTGCTGTGTAGATTTAGACATGTTTACAACCCATTAACTTACTATGAAAACTGCCAAAGTAAGAAAAGGTTAACGCGCGCTCCTTGGCATCTAAATGAATATAACAAACAAATTTCCGTCTTTTTATATTCAAATGGAATATAAAATCCATTTTTGATGTAAATAAACTGCTATGCGCATATATAGAAAAATCTGCACAAACAAACACAACATTTATGAAAATATCATTTTTTTTAAATAAAAAACCCGCTCGGCGGCGGGTTTAGGTTCGTGCAGGCGCCATATCCCACGATTTGAAGCTTACACGACAACTTCGGACAAAAGCAAGCTTCCTGTAGATAAAAAGCTAAATTTTGTAGCCTTCTTCGCAAATAGTGGTTGCCTTCTGAAATTCTCTGGCAGCCCGCTCTTCTTCCTGTTGGCAAATGTCCACCAGCGCCTCCAGAAAAGGTTTCCAGTTGCGTGTCCATGTCCTTACATGAAGCTCCGGCAGACGTTTAAGAATCGCTTTATGCGCAGCTGTAGAGGGCACCGATGAAAATCCATTTCCAGAACAACGCTCACAGGTTTTAAACACCGGGGCGCCCTTTTTCTTTGTCTCTGCACGGTCGAGCACTTCGCCTTTACCTCCGCAACGACAGCGGGCATGGATCACTCCCTTACCGCCGCATGTTCCGCATGTACGTTTCACCAGCTCACGCTTAATCTTAGGGGCCACAACCTCAGCACCGTCTGCATCGAAAATGCCAGGGTGCTTGATTACATCCTCCAGCTGGTCCGTAAAGCCGGTACCGCTGCAGCTGTTACACGGTGCGCTGGTGGCCGCCGAACGGGAATACTCTGCAAAGGCGAATTGCGCCAGAAGCTGCATGCACCAACCGAACTCTGCACCCGCTGCTTTACGCACGTTCTTTGGTGCGGAATCCATTGCATGACGGGCCAGCGCCTGAACCGCCATCTGCTCATCCGTTTTGCTGATCCCGGCCTTGCCGAAGAATGCCGCCAGGCCGAAACGCGCCCGGCTGCTGGTGGTGCCGATGGCCGCCATTACATCGGTGCCAGTGAGGCGATCCGGTGATGTACCTTTTACGCTGTCACTGATATGCATGCCCTGGGGGCTGAAGTGCTTAAGAGCTGCCTCCAGTTTCATTATTCACACTCCCCGACCAGATTAAGAATCAATGCTTCACCGTCGTTTTCCATGTATTCGCCTTTTCCGCTTGCCATAAACCAGCGGCACACTTCAACGGCTTCGGCGCGGGTCGCTGGCTTGATGGTCTCCAGCAGTTTTTCCAAATAGCGCTCGCGGTCATACACTGACTGATGATGCTCGGAGTAACCATATTCGTAACCGAGTTCCTTGCCAGCCGTGTTGCGCACCTCGTAAAGCCAGTCCCAGTAAATAAATTCACGAACCACATCTGAGAGGGTGTTAGGTTCGGGCAGAACGTCGCGGTAGCCATCAACATATACGCGGCGCTGATCGTCAATTTCTCTCATGCGTCCCCCGCCAATGTGACCGGACTCCAGTTCTTTGGAGGTCCAGCCCCAGTCATAACCATCAATAAATTTCTGTGAGGACTTAATCACGCATTCAGCTTCTACATCATCGAATGCTTTTTCATAGTTGCCGAACAGCGATCTGACGCCAGCAGCCTTCTGAATATTCTCCCGAGCTGCCTTGATAGCGTTCGCCGGGTTATCCATACCCATGGTCCCGAAAGCAACCTGGAAAGGATCAGCCCCATTCATCATCAACCAGTCGCGGTAGCGCTTCTCTGCGTCTTTCGGTTTGATGGTCAACTTCTGCAGGGCTTCCTCGGCGGCGGACAGGTGTGCGGGCTCGTTCAGCCGGATCACCTCCAGCACCCAGAGATAAGCATCCGTCTGTTTATGGCCGGTGATTTTCCGTTGAACCGGCAGCGGCTTGATGTTCGCCAGGGTGGTGCAGTGCGCTGCTGCCGGGATGGTGAAAAGTGCTTTATGTTCGATGTTATCTGTACGCATTATGCAGCCGCCTTTTTGTAGAAAACCAATTCACGAACCTGATCGCCGTTCATGAGCATGTTGTTAAAATCATCGTGATCGGGCCAGTAGACGCTCACACGCTGCAGGTCATTTTTCGCCAGCAGGTTCGCGTGCGCACATTCATATGCTGCAGCCAGCCCGGTGGCGCTGTTCTCGTCACGGTCAGCAAAAATAATCAGATGCTTAACGCCTGCCGGAACTCGGAATTTCTTCATGAATCCGCTTGTCATTGTTGCCCAGGTATTCACGCCGTAGAGCTGGTGCGCTGAAAGGGCTGTTTCGATGCCTTCGGCGATGCCAAGCGTGCTGGCAACAGGGAACATACGGATCGCCACTGAACGGGCGTGATCCAGGTAATTGTCCTCTTGCAGGGATTTCTGACGCTTTGCGCTGGTGCCGATGTCGGCCTTTTTCGAGCCGTCCAGAAGCGTCTGATGCAGATAGCAAAGCTCGCCTTTATCATCAGTAGCCAGAGAGTAGAGGGACTGGAACACCCGGCCATCGTGACGCTGCTTATCGTTAAAACGGATAGCTTCAGCCGGGAGCTTATAGATGCCGCGCGCATTGAGGTAATCGGCACCCGTGGTCCCACGCAGCGGGGCCAGTTTGGAAAATTTACTGAGCACCCTTTTACGCAAACTGCCGGCGCTGGTGGTGACCGGTATTTTCAAGCGAGTGAAGGTGTTGCCGATCAGCTCATCAATTTCACGGCAAATCTCATTGAAGGGTTTGCCCTGGGTTTGCGTAATCAGTTTCAATCCATCGCCGCTGCCGCAGGTACAGATCCAGGTGCCGGCACCGTCACGGTCATCGATACGGAATTTACCAATTGAGTCACATAGCGGGCATTTGCCTTTAAAGTGATTTTTGCCAGTGATCGGCGGCAGCCCGTAGTGCTCAAAAATCATGGCCCACTGGCCCTTTGCTGCTTCCGCCGTCTTCATTCTCGTTTCCCTAACTGCTGTTTGATTTCTTTCATCTGGTTTCTCGCCAGTTGAATTCTTGTCGGATCAGGCTGGCATTCTTGCTGCGCCTGGAGCGCCTGCGCTTTCTCGCGCTGCTTAGCAAAAGCGATCTGTTTGTGCCTGATGAAGTTCGAAACTGTTGGGGTGATGTCCATCGGGTAATCGCTCAGGCCGTTTGGCCACTCCCCGAAACGCTCATGGAAAGTGTGTTTGCACCAACCATCGCTTACGGGCTTTTTGCCCAGCGACTGGCGCTGACGCTGGTAAAACTTAATCTGGCTCCACCAGGCCTGTTTCTCGGCCTTTGTGGGCTGACGCTGCTCGTTGCCCAGCTTTTTTAGTTTGCGTCCGATGTCTGTATCGATATCTTCACCGGCCAGCGGCTTATGACCGCATTTCGGGCAGACGTAGACGCCAGCTGGTTTCATGTAGTGGCATTGCGAGCATTCGTGCGGCAGCTTCTCTTCGCGTTTTTCGGCTGCGTGCCGCGCGCTTTCCTCCATCCCGTCAGTTTTGCCCGGGAGATCGTCATACTCGATAGAGTCCGGGTAACCCAGGCGATGTACTGTGCCGCTGTGATCGAAGATGAGGCAGGATTCTTTACCCGGCGCGGTGCGAAGACCGCGGCCCAGCGCCTGTAACCAGCGAATTTCGCTTTTGGTTGGCCTGGCGTAGATGATGCAGCGAACGTCGCTGTCGAACCCGGCCACGAGAACACCCACACTCACGATTATTTTCGTGGCTCCAGTCTCGAAGCGGTGAATGATGGTCTGGCGATCTTCCACAGGCGTGTCAGCTGTCATAACCTCGGCATTAACACCAGACTGGTTAAACTGGATGGTCAGGAAATTGGCGTGGGCAACGTTCACGCAGAACGCGATAGTCGGCAGATCACGGCCATTCTCCAGCCAGTTCTGGACGATATCGCCCACCAGCGTGGAACCGCACATAATCTCGGCCAGCTGCGCCTCGTTGTAATCGCTGCCGAACTCCAGTGATGGGGCCGATTTGACGCCTTTCAGATCCGGCTTAGTGGGCGCGTAGAACTCGTAATTGCTCAGGTCGCCGCGCTGGATCAGTTCGCCGATGGTGGTCGGTTTAATGAGGCGGTCATAGTATTTACCCAGGAACGGCGAAAAGGGTGTACCTGACAGGCCAATCACTTTCACACCGTTGGCCCGCAGGCGTTCGATGTCCTGCAGGATGCGCTTTTTACGCAGGTGCGCTTCGTCGATGATCAGCAGATCGATGTTGTCAGGGAACACGCGGCGAATAAGCGTATCGGCGCTGGCAATCTGGATTTTGAGTGACGGATCGTAGTTTGGATGGTCAGCCCATATGTACCCGATTTCGTCACCCGGTAATCCATATTCAACAAAGCGGTTTGCCGTCTGACCGATCAGGATGGTGTATGGCGCGCAGAACAGAACGCGCTTGCCACGGCTGATGAACCCGGCAACGATGAATGCAGCCAGCCCTGTTTTACCGCTACCGGTCGGCGAATACACCATGAAGGTGTCGTTTGCCTTCCAGTTACGGCGCAACATGTTAAGCGCGCGTTCCTGTGCAAAATTCGGTGTGATCGTCAGCTGCATTGTGCTGCCCCCGCGGTGATGAGTTTTCATGGATTCCCCTCACATGGCTGGCGGCCTCCCCAAAGGTTGCCAGCCTCCCTTCTGAATCAGCTCCCCTGAAAAACCCTCTTCCAGGAAGAACCTTCCTCGTTTCAGTGCGCTTTCAGCTTGCGTACTACCTTGCTGATACGGCGCTTTTTGTGGTTCAGCCCTTAAGACTGAGATCTACCTAACCTATGGATCTCTCCTGTTGGAAAAGGCCCTATTCCTACCCCTGCACCCAATCCCCCCTTACCCCCCTTTCCCTCTTCCCCATGAAAACGTACTACTTCCCTAGTACACATGGAGATGAGGTTCTGGTGGTTGCCAACCTGAGCAGGCACCTTTAAGCCTGCATCTGAACGGGTACCTTTAAACCCGAAACAATCAAAAACGCGCTTGCGTATCAGCCAGGGGAGGTTCGGCGGTATACCCCTGTAATGCCCTGCCGTGATTTCTAACGAACAGGCGAAGCCGTGTGTTTGCTTCATGCCTTGCCCGGTTCTCCTTGCGGTAAGAAACCGGCTCAGCGTCATACGATTCCTGGTACACAACTGCATAGCGTTGAATGGCTTTTTGTCGTGCGGATGGTGCCAGGATTAATAGCTGCTGTTGAATCCAGTCTCTATCTGCCTCGCAGTAATGCGAGGGCATTCTTTCCTCGTCCAGTGCCTGAATTCGGTCACGCATCTGCCTTTTTCCTGAAAACCAGATGTTCTTTTGCTATAACTGGTTTGTCGGAAAAGGATTTTGATGCCGCTTCGATTGCCATGGCCAGGCGAGGAGAAGCGTTCCTGTAGCCGTACGCGATGAGATTCAAATAACCAGGTGAAGTACCTGCCTTACCAGCAAGATCGACCCACTCATCATTAGAGGAAGCCTTGCGCCAGGTGAGAAGTTGATTTTCCATACTCGCTCCTTTTTATCAAAGTTTATCTTTACGATAAATAACAAGCAAGTTAATTTATCATTCTTGGTATTTATCACCATGATAAAAGATGAGAGGATTACTAAATGGACATTAAAGAAATCAGACGCCGCAACTTGCAGGCTCTACTCGAAGAATTTTTATTCCGCATGCCAAAGGCTGGTAAAGCTGGCTTCGCGGAAGAGATTGGTATTCCTCCTTCACAGCTCAGTCAGTTGACCAGTGAGCGTGAAATTAGAAATATCGGTGACGTTATGGCCAGAAGGATTGAAAGCAATCTTGGCCTTAGGCATGGATGGATGGATGCCCAACAGTGGGATCAAGGCACAGAGCCACATATGCTGATTAATTCTGTTGATATGCCGGAAAACTTTAGAGTTCAGAGCGAGACGAGAGCTTCTGCGGCTCACAATCACAGCAATGACCAAGTATTCAAGTTAGACATATTGGATACTGAATTCAGCTGTGGAGGTGGCAGGTTAAACCCTGATTACCCTGAAGTAATTCGTTCAATTGAACTTGATCCTGAGGAAGCCAAAAGAATGTTTGGTGGTCGCCAGGCTTCATCCCTTAAGATTGCTACGGCTATGGGTGACAGTATGCTGGGAAGTATATCTCCCGGTGAACTTGTCGTTCTTGATGTCACAGTGAAACGCTTCGTTAGTGATGGCATATACGCATTTGTTTATGGCGATAATCTTCATATTAAGCGCTTACAACTTTTGAAAGATAGACTCATCGTTATTAGTGACAATACCTCTTACGACCGCTGGGAAGTCACAAACGAAGACGAAGAACTTTTCCACATCCAAGGTTTTGTCGTGGGTAAATGGCAAATGTCTTACACACGCCTTGGTTAAAAAACAAACTAAAGCATTTCTTTAAAAAGCCGCCTATATGGCGGTTTTTTATCATCTGTAGAAAATTATTTATTCAAATTTATCAAATGCATAAATGTGAAACTGCAATTTTGATAAATTTATTTCTTTACCATAATTTATCATTGAGATAAATTAGCTTTACTGAATCTGCAAACACCTGGCAGAAGGTAAAGAGGGTAAAGATGGCACAAGAAATTTCATTAGAACAAGCAACAGAGAGAGAGCGCACCAAGCAGAAATCATCTGCCTAATGATGGAATCTTATCCCGACCGAATGGCTGATTCCGAAGTGATAGCGATTGCCTCACTACTGCGCAGACTGACTGGTGACGTATGCGCCTGGTTGATCGAAGAGCAGTCTGTTAAAGCCAAAATCAAATAACCATACCGTTAAATTAACCTGGAATAAATACAGCTTTATCGCTGGGGAATATTACATCCTTATATTGGGTTTTAATATGGTGAATATAACCGCTTATAGAACAGCGCAATTAATGTGTCGCGCCGGTTATTGGCATATTGCCAATCTTTTTCTAAAGAAAGCATACGGGAGATAAATTGTGTCCATTCAAAAGCGACAAGATATACAGACCGTAAATGTTGTAGCTGAGCAATTGAATGCGCTTATGCAAACCATTCACGCTCATCACAAAGATTTTGATAGCTACCAGCTGGATGGCCTTTTAGGTCTGGCTTATGACCTCGCTGGCTCTGTTTATTCATGGACCGAGACAGAGGAGAAAATTGTACTGGCGAATGAAGACGCGCAAAGAAGGATTATTTAGATGGATAAATTAATCGAAACATACCGCCGTCGAATTCTTAAAGCAGCGTTACTCCGCCACCAGCGTAAAACCGGTAGTAACTGCATCATTATTAACCAGCCAAAAGGCGAAATAAAAACTATCGAATTAACAGAGATTCTACTCGATGGCCTATTGAGCCGATTTGAAAAACAGGCCGTGAGCGAATTCGGAAATATTGAAGGGATAAAGGCGGTCAGGGGAATTTATAGCAGCGCCGTAGACGTGAATGGCTGCGGTGAGTTCCTAACGGAAAGCGGCAAAGAGTTAATCGACGATCTGATCGCAGAACTGGTCGATTTTGCCAAAAAGCATAAACCAGCAGCAGCGGAGGCTAAGCATGATCAGTCAGCAAAACGTTAGCCAGAGTGGTCGCCCGATTCTGAACGTAGATCTGCATGTTCTGCCTGACTTCACTGGCCGCGTCGTTCTCTACATCGAAAACGGCCAGGTTAAATGTGATCGGCGGTTATCTCCCGACGAGCATATCTGTTCTTTGGACACGTTTATTGAAATGGCTCGTGATATGGAGCTGTATATTCAGGAGACATCAAATGGCTGATGTTAATTATTCAGTAGAGCACGGTCCGATTGACGTGGTGCTCACCATCGAGAACGGGAAGGTCATTCATTCGCGCCCAGTCCAAGGAGGCGAAGTAACAGCGACTCTGGAAACCTTTTTATGGATGGCAGAACGCGCCGGCTACACCGTCATTCCACCAGCGGGAGATAAGGACAATGGCCCTGACAGCGATACGCATTCCTGAATGGGTTCATTCACAGGCAATTCAGGTGCTCAGGCAATACAGAGCCAGACGTATTCATCCTTGCCGTATGCACGGATCGGGGAATCTGAGCCTGAGGGTAAATCTTCGCTGGCGCCTGTTGTCCCGTGACGGGGGCCAGAACTGGGAAGTAATGAGCCATGAGCGATACAGCAAATTGAAGGACAGAAAATGAATACCGTCTGCCGGGGTGAAAAACAGGCCCAACATAAAGTCGATTACCAGCCAGCGATCGACTTCTTACGTGATAGAGCTGCGCGCGAACTTGACGGAGGTTTTCGGGCTCATCACAACGCACTTATATATGCGGCAAATGAACTGGAAAATGCCCAGGCGTTTGGGCGGGAGGTCAGCCATGAGTCTTGATTGCGTACCGCTTTCAACCTACTGCCGGGACGCAGGAGAAACGGTAGAAGCCGTTAACAAACGGATACAAAGGGGGTTATGGAAAGAGGGTGTCCATGTATTAAAAGTCGATGGCGTTAAAGAACGCTGGATAGACTTAACGGAGGTTTCAAAATGGGCAAGAAAGAACAAGGATCATTATCTCTCCCAAGAGGAGTAACCATTCGCCAGCATAAAACTGGCGATACTCTGGTGATCACATTCACCTGCAAGGGGGTTCTCTGCCGGGAGCCCCTTTCCAGAATGGAAGCAAACGCGCGCGGTGTGAAGTATGCCGAGCGCCTGCTGGGGGAAATACAGAACCAGATCGCCGGCGGCACATTCGATTATGCGAAATACTTCCCCAACTCCAAAAAACTGGAGCTGTTTGGGGTTGTGAAGAAAACCAAAAATATTAAGTCCTATCTCGACGAATACCTGAAAATTTGCGGGAACCGCAATCTTTCGCCGTCCACTATTGGCGGTTATGAAAAATGCCTTTCGGCGCTGTCTTCCCTGCATAAACTGCATGTCTCGGAGCTGACGCCGGCCGTCCTGAAAAACTGGATAGCCAGCCGGAAAACAAAGCTGAAAACGATCCGGAATAACCTCTCATTCCTGCGCAGTGCCATTGATGAGGCTGTGACGGATGGTCTGCTGACGATTAACCCGGTGACTCTCGTCAGCGCCAGCCGGTACCACGTGATCGACAACAGCCCGAATGCCGACGATTACGAAGTTGATCCGTTCACGCCAGCAGAAACCACCGCCATTTATCAGCACTGCAAATTCCAGGAGTGGGAGAACCTTTTCCGGTTCGCATTCAATACCGGGCTGCGCAGCTCTGAGTTGTGCGCGCTGCGCTGGTCTGACATCGATTTTATCGAGAGCACCGCTCACGTGCAGGCGGCCAGTGTCGTGGGTGTGCTGAAGGGCACCAAAACAAAAGCCGGTACCCGTAAAGTTGAGCTGAATAGTGAGGCGCTGACGGCACTGCAGACACAAAAGCAATTCACTTTCATGAAAAGTGAGTTCATCTTCAGCGATCCAAAAACGGGTATGCCATGGGCGAACGCTGACGCCATTCGTAAGAAAGCATGGGTACCTACCCTTAAAAAGGCCGGTGTACGCTATCGGAACCCTTACCAGACCCGACATACTTTTGCCACGCGACACATCAGCCAGGGCGTTAACCTATTCTGGCTGGCTGGTCAGATGGGCCATAAAGGGCCGGAGATGCTGTTTCGCCACTATGGCTCATACCTGGCTGAGTATGACGGTAAAACTGCGATGTCAGCAGCTCTGTAG